AAAACCTTTTCCTAGGAGGTCGACATAATTGGGAACGTACATATTTCGTGCCGGGATTTACACCTATGGTTCATAATAGAATAGGTCAGAAATGGGTGTATGGGGGGGCTCATATTTTAGCTAAAATACTTTGTGTGGATCTTATGGATCAATACAAACGTAAAATTATTTTTCCTTACATAGTGGATGGATATGAGAAGACGCGAAATGGTGAACCATCAGTTCCAATAGTTAAAGAGTTATTGGAGGACAGTAAAAAACACGATTTTTATATGTCCACAGCTGGTGATTTTCCAGATGTTGAATGGGAGAAGGTTAGGGATGGTGATCAGCTATGCGCCGATGGTGATGTTTCTGGTTTAGACTATACAATAAAAGCTTTATTTTTAGTAATTTATGTTATGTGTGGGAGTTTTTGGGTTAATAAGCAAAATACTCACATGTATAGAATGTATAGATATTTACTTGAGGCGGCAGCTGAAAATTTGGCGGGGAAAAGTGTGCGATGGTTCAATGATTTTCTTTTGGTAATTGGTATTATGCCTAGTGGCTCATTTGAAACTTCTCATGGTAATACTTGGATTATGACTGTTTGTTATTTTCTTACGTTTTTTTACTATGTTTTGAGTGAGTGCACTCCAGAAGAAATTCAATTGTATTTGGCGATGGTGCGTGCAGGTAGGGTGGTGGTGGTACTCTATGGGGATGATTTCGTATATTCCTATCCTAAGTGTTTGAGAGCAAAATTTGGAATTAAAAAGTTTCGAAGATTTTTGAGAGATTTTTTACATGTGGAGCTAAAACATTTTAGGGAATATGGTACCGTCATTACTTATCTTACATTACACAAAGGGGCAGTTTGTAGAGGTAGAATGGTTAACGGTCATTTGATGAATGGTCATATGGGACCTGTTTTCCTCAAAAGACATATAATACCCTGGAACACTTTCTGTTTAGAGAGGTTTGTGGTTCCATCTGCTCCTAGATACGTACCTTGGCGACCCCTCATACAATTTTATCAAAAATGTGCTGTACCTAAGGCGGAAAATCCTAGGTCTGCGGCGACACCCCTATCCCAAATGTCCAGGATAGTTGGTCTATTGTATGATAATTTAGGTATTGATCCGTTGGCACATAGGTTTCTTTCGTATATGTGGGACAAATCTTGGTTGTGGTTTAACGAGAATTACGTCGATACGAGTGCTAGAAGAAACATAATAAAGGAAATAAATCACGCGGTGGATAAGTACTGTAGGAAAATTGGCTTAAATGATGTGTTTACATTGACAAAACCATCTCGTTTGAAGTTGTTAAATCTTCATTCGGTAGATGTGCGTAAGCACTTTAGGCCTTTTAAAGGTGCTTCATGGCAGGAAAAAGCATCATTTGAGGAATATTTTTATACTGCAGTATAGGGCTGAGGTCTCGATAGGTCATAAGGTTTAAAGTCCCATTTAAAATGTCAGGCCTGAGATAAGCGGAACCAAAAAAAAAAAAAAAAAAAAAACA